AGAGTCGGCACCTAGTCAGGTTGTTTCTGTTCACATTGCTGGAACAACCGACACCACGATTGAGACTGTTATCTACACGATCCTCACCGGCGCGTCTGGGATAACTGATTTAACATCGACGCGAATCTATCCGGTGTATGTCCCACAAGATGCAGTAATGCCAGTGCTAACATATCAGGAGTTATCTGCACAGCGAGAGTACACGGTTGATGGTTCGATTGGTATGGTGTCGGCAAGGTATCAGATTAACTGCTGGGCATCTAACTACTCAGGGGCAAGGGCACTATCAGAGGCAGTCAGGGACGCACTAGAGGATTACAGCGGGACGGTCAACACACGATACATACACACGATATTCCTTGAGGACGAGGGCGATATATCTTCGCTGAATCCTGGGAATGAAAAAATAAAGAGAATCGGCAAGCGTCTGGACTTTTTGGTCTGGTACAACGAACCATAATTAAAGGAGAAGTACAATGAGTGACGGCACATTGGGCCATGGTGCAGCCCTAACAATCAATGCGGTTGACATCGGAAACATTACCTCGATAAGCGGCCCGAACCAATCTAGGGATTCTGTTGATATATCCACGATGGACTCGACTGCTAAATGGCGTGAGTTTATTCCGGGCATGATTGACGCTGGCGAGATTACGTTCGATGTCAATTACGACGGTTCTGCTGCGGGCGAGGCTAACAAACTTAACACAGCGTTTACGGCGGTAGCAAGTGAGATAATTGTCACGCTTATTGATGGCTCACTGTTCACATGCGACGGATTTGTAACTGCCCTTGGCACAGCGATTCCGTTTGATGATAAGATAACCCAATCAATAACAATCAAACTAACAGGCGCAATGGTCTATACTGACGTTGTTGCATAAGGAGAAACCATGAGCGACGGAACATTAGGGCACGGGGCAATACTGGAGTTGTGCGCGACTACCGACTTCACTGTTGCCAGTAACGTAACTACAATCGGTAACATATCAACAATGTCAGGCCCGAACCAATCTAGGGACTCTGTTGACATATCGACAATGGACTCTACCGATAAGTGGCGTGAGTTTATTCCTGGTATGTTGGACGCTGGCGAGATTACGCTTGATTGTAATTACGACGGTTCTGCGGCAGGGTCAAGCGATGCGCTTAACACGCTACTTACCAATGACACGCAGTATTACAAGTTGTGGATATACGACCACACAACCAAGACTAGCAGAAGTAATTTCTTGATGCAGGGATTTCTGACGGCAATAGGCACAGCGATTCCTTTTGACGACAAGATAACCCAATCAGTAACCCTTAAACTGTCGGCACCACCTGTATATACCGACAACCCATAACATTTAGAAAGGTGAAAGTATGTTAAGCAAAGAGCAGATTCTAAAAGCGGATGACATTAAGACACAGGAAATAGAAGTCCCAGAGTGGGGCGGTTCGGTCTGTGTTAAGCAGATGTCAGGAACAGAACGCGACGCATTTGAGCAGGAACTTGTTAGTGGTACCGAGAAGGTCAACCTTGTCAATATCCGCGCAAGGCTTTGTGCAAGATGTATAAGCGACAAAGACGGCAAGAGACTGTTTACCGACGCTGAGGCTATTCAGTTAGGGGCTAAGTCTGCGAAGGCTTTGGATAGGGTATTTGCACTTGCCCAGAAACTTAACGGCATCTCTGATGGTGACGTTGAGGAACTGGCAAAAAACTCAGGCGACGCCCAGAGCGAAGATTCTATTACCGACTAGCATTACAACTAGGCTGTACTGTATCCGAACTCTTGGAGCGTACCACATCCAAAGAATTATCTGAGTGGCAGGCCTACTATTCTATAGAGCCGTTTGGCGAAGAACGCGCCGACCTGCGCAACGCTATGCTCTGTACTCTGGTGGCTAATGCTATGCGCGGAAAGAACTCAAAAGCCATGACAATCAAAGACTTTATGCCCGACTTTGAACCCAAGAAACCAATGACAGACAACCAAATTAAAACTATACTGATGGGGCTTTGCTAAATGGCGACCATATCAAATCTCTATATTAACCTCAAGGCCAACACCTCCGTCTTTGAGCGCAAGATGAAGAAGAGCCGCAAAAATATGGGGCGGTTCCAGAAGAGTGCAGCCGGTATATCTGCCAGCCTAAAGAGGATGTTTATTGGCATGGCCGCTGTCGGCGGTGCAGGCGTTGGGCTTAGGAAGATAGTTTCCGCGGCATCGGACGCAGAAGAAATTCTCTCCAAGTTGAATGTTGTGTTTGGCGAGATGTCTGGCGAGGCGAGAGCATGGTCTGAGGAGTTCGGACAATCTGTTGGCAGGGCAACACAGGACGTTCAGAAGTGGATGTCAGGACTTCAAGATACATTTGTCCCGCTTGGCATAGCCCGCCGAGAAGCTATGGAGTTGTCTAAGGCTCTAACTTCGCTAGCGGTTGATGTCGCGTCCTTCAACAACAAGGCAGACGAGGATGTTATTCGCGACTTCACCTCTGCGCTTGTTGGTAATCACGAAACCGTGCGCAAGTATGGCGTAATCATAGGCGAAGCCGCAATAACACAGGAAGCACTCTTTCAGGGCATGGAGAAAACCTATTCGCAGTTGACCGACCTCGAAAAAGTACAATTGAGATACGCACTAATCGTCAAAGGAACGTCAGACGCACAAGGTGACGCCGTTAGAACTGGCGGCAGTTTTGCCAACCAGATGAAACGGTTGAGAGGTAACATGACGAACCTTGCCGAGACAGTTGGTAATGTTGTTCTCCCTCGCCTTGCCGTTATGTTAAAGAACTTCAACCGCTTCTTGATTTCTATAAAGTCTTTACTACCTGGTATAACGGTTCTTATTGTGCAAATGGGGAAGTGGGCACTAAGCCTATTTATCATACAGGGAGCCATTAAACTGGTGCGTGGTTTTGTGATGGGTCTAATCACCGCGTACAAGGCTCTTGCAGTTGCTAAAGCGATGGTTCTAGCGGTAGGTGGGCCAGCAAGTATAGCTATATTAGTGGGTGGGATTGCCGCCGGGACTCTTGCCGTTGCCAATATAACCGCCGCGATTGATGGCGTTGTTGATAGTGCTTCTGCGGCACAGGTTTCTATCGAGGAATTGTCGGAAGAGGCCTCCGCGCTCGATGCAATCAATAAGTCTGCTATGACGGCGCGGGAAGATGAAGGGCTAAATGGAAGGACTGGTGCCGCACCTAGCAGCGCACTTTTAGTAGCAACAGAGATTGCCGAAAAGCAAAACAAAGCAATATCAGCATCGGCAGATGAGGCCACAAAAAAGACTAAGAAACTACTTGACGCACTCCAAGAAGAGGTGTGGACTGTCAATATGTCTGCCAAGGCTAAACGTCGATACCAAATACACCAGACGACTAATGATAAGGCACAGTTGGCGAGGGCTGATAAATTACTCGGCCTGCTTGAACACGCCAAGGCTATGAACGACTTAGACGCCATCAACTTAGGGCTACAGTTTGAGATAGACACCTTTGGCCTGTCTGAGATAGAGAAGAAATTATACCCACTAAAGAAGATGGCCGAGGAAATGGGAGCAACGGAACTTTGGGGATTCCGTAAGAGGTCGCAAAGGCAGGACAGGCTATCGAAACACCTTACCGGGCTAAAGGCTAATGAGTCAATGAAGACAGAGGCAGACGCCTTGTTGGAAACACTCAAGGGTCCTGCTGAATTATTCATCGAAATTGCACGCGGGTATAAGAAGTTGAGAGACAAGGGTTTTTTAAATCCTGAACAGTTTAAGAAAGCAACTGACAAATTAGGCGAGAGACTATTCGGTGACAAAGATAAACCAGAAGCACCTATGTCATCGGGCCAGTTTATGGAACTCGATACTGCAAATGTCTCCGTCGCTGGCCTTGCCATTACCAGTGTAGACCCAGCCTTGAATAAGATGGATGCCCAGTTAGAAGAATCTAAAAAGCAGACGGTGGAACTGAAGAAGCTTAATAATGATAATGGAGTGCTAAGGTAATGAGCGTAACGCTTGACATTAAAGATGGTACGGCAGCAAGGTACACGGCAGAGCGAGGGTGGGAGTTTGAGCGTATCGCAATAGCTTACAATGTCCCAGGAACAGGACAGGAGAAGTTTAAGAATGCCAAAGATGCCAGCGGCATGCCTCCCCTTTACGATGAACACCCGGCAGTGCCAGCGGCGACACTTAAGGGCATGGAGTTCAGCCAGATAGACACTGACACGGTGCGGGTGGCTTTAACATACCGCCAGAACTTAGCGGGTGACTACACGAGTAATGACCCCACCATACAGATAGGCTCATCGGTTCAGCAGGTTGAGTCGCATCTTGACAAGACAGGGGCGACGATAGAACTTGAATATGCTTTCCCCTCAGACTATGATGCTAGAACGGATTGGCGAGGAACAACGCAACCGCAGGGAGGGTTCTTCTCAAAGTTCACACCACAAAGAACATACACCGTGACCAAAGAAGAAAGCAGTAGTATTGATGCCGTAGATATTGAGGGGTGGAATAACACATACGTTGGCAAGATAAACTCTGGTAGCTGGAGGAGCTACCCGGCGAGGACATGGTTATGCACCGGAATATCTGGCAGCAGCACCAACGGTGGCGATACTTATATAGTCACATACTCATTTCAGTTTAACGCAAAGACGTGGGCAGCACACGTGATTTATGTTGACCCTAACACCGGCAAACCTCCAACTGACTTAGTGTTCGGTACTGGTTATAAAATCGTCGAAGTCTATGACGAGGTTTCCTTTTCTAATATTGGCACGCTATGATAATACCATTTACTCAAGGCCCGTCACAGACAGTAGCAAAACTTAATGAGATGGTTCGCGCCTTAAACTCGCTCTTAAAGTTTGAGGGTGACGGCATCATAAGGGTTCTAAAGTCTCCACAGGGCTATACCATTAACCTCGACATCAATCAGTTAATGCCGAGGATGCCCAAGACGGCAGGCGGTGGTAGCAGTAGCGCTATCTGGGCGACGGTAGTCAGGGGGCTGAGATACGCTACAACCGCACCAGTTGACGCAGGGTACAGCAGTTATACCGTAAGGCTAACCAGTGACTCATCAACAGAATACGCATCAGGGACAACCTACGCAGATGGTGACACTGTCTATTATGACGCTGAAACCGCCCCGGACTCTGACCCGATAGTTTATACATCTTTGCAGGATGGTAACACAGGCAATACACCAGGAAGTTCGGCAGAGTATTGGTCTGCACAAGACCAGATTGTCCCATTAGCAATAGCAGTCTCGGCTACGGGCTACAATGTAGAGGCTGATTTGCGGACAACTTTAAGATGGTATAATGTCGGTGATGTTGTGCCTCTATATTTATATGACGGCG